TTTGATTATCTGTCATGTGTTCAGCAGTTTCAATAAACATAAGTATATCTACCTGCTTTAATTTAGTTACAAGTTTTAATTCTGGTAAATTCTTTTTTAAATATTCTTTATGGATTTTAAACTTTTCGTATGCGTATGTGTCAAAACCAAATTCCATTGCTGCCTTTGAGTATGCTCCGACTCCACATCCATAATCCAAAATACTTGAACCATATCCGTTGAGTTGAGCAACTGTATTTCTTGCCAATTCCATGAATTGCGGATTATTTAAACTAATCCCCATTTTAAGTTCAATATCCAAAAACTCTTTATCAGTATATTTTGCCATAAATGTCTATAAACCTCCTGTGGGTTTCTTTTAGTAATTCTATATATTCTTTTTTATCTCCATACTTTTCATGGCACATTCTACATACTGCCATTAAGTTTTCGACCTTGTCTTTATCTTGGCTGCCACCCATGCCCCGAGAATCAATATGGTGAATGTCAACAGCTTTATTACCGCATACTTCACAGCCAATAAAATCTTCAATTCCATAACCGAAATATTTCATGTATATTTTAGTGTGCTGTTTCATTTACTGCCATCCTGTAAAGGCTGATGCACTTCAGGTTCTATTCTCCTGTAATGCTCAGACCATAATATTTTAGTTAAAGTTATTGATTTATTCTCAATTTCTTCTTCACTCGCTTCAGGGAAAAGTATGTGCAATACTTCGTGTATCACTATCTCTAAATGCTTCTTAGATTTTACTGACGGGTCAATTTCGATTAAACCATCAGAATGTGCAATACCCCAAGCCTTCTCCTTTCCGAGCTTGCGATATTTAATCCTAATCTTTGGTTTACTATTTCTAAGCAGCAGCTTCATCTTTCATTTCAAGTAAGTCAGGTCTTTCCAAATCTGACAAATCTATTTTATGGTTACCTCGCACCTTTGCCAATGCTCTCCTATATACTGACTCTTTCAAATATAATTCCTGCATTTTCTTAATCAAATACACCTCTTGTTCTTCGATGCTCATTTTGTTTATTTTTTTAGGTAACATTATTTATCAGTTTTTCTATGAAATTTATGACAGTTTTTACATTGATAAACTATTTTTTTAACACCTGATGCTGTTGTTCTCCTTTGCTGAATGATTAGATCATCTGATCCGCATTCAGGGCAACTTCCTCTATCTGATCCAAATATAACCCCATAATGACTTTTAGACTCGATATGATTATTCAGATGCTTAAATACTTTTTCAAGTAATACCACATCCATTTTACAATACTTGATCATTTTTTCCATCGCTACTTTATCGTTATCTAAAAGTATTGATTTCCAAAGATCAAATTCTGTTTTAATCTTTTGTCCTATTCCTAAATACTTGGCAATATAGTTTAACCTGTTTGAGTTAAACCTGAATTTTGACCTCGCAACCTTCAACGTATCAATGGTTGTATATGTCGGAAACATATCAACTCCATGATACAGGCATCGTGTCCGAATCCATGCCAAGTCAAATTTATCTCCATTATGACCAACTAATTCAGTTGCCTGATTAGTAACCTCAATGAACTGTTCAAGCATTTTTTTATCGCATTGCTTTCTATCCCAGTTCAACGCATAAACTTGCTTTTCATCTTCCCACTTATAACAAATACAAATGATTGCTCTTTCCTTTATGATGTTAGAGTAATCAATCTTTTGTTTATAACCTGCTGACCAAAACAGTCCGATGTTTGGACTTGTTTCAATGTCAAAAAATAATCGCCTACGTTTTGTCGGCATAAGGAATGTATTTTGTTTTGCCATTCTCTTTTATGGCTTTCAATACCTGTTTCCTCTGTTGACCATTTCCTTTGTAGCTTACGTGAACCCAATCAGGTTCTGAATTATTCCCAAATTCGTAAATAAGCTGATCAAAGTTAAGCCTTTCTTTTATAAAATTAAAAATTTCTTTATTTGAAATAAAAGTGCCTTCCATGTCTATGTCAATTGCCTCACCTAAACTGTGCTGTGAGTTTGTTGCACCTCCGATTGCTGCATTTAAAGCCTGTGATCTGTAACCACTACTTATACGTATAGGCTGCCTAAAATTCATACGTATAGGTTCAAAAATATTTTCAGCTAACTTTTTCAGGTTAGCAATGTGTTCTTCAGTTGGCAAGTTTTTTATTCCATGCCTTTTAGCTGATTCGCTTCTAATTACTTCCGATAATTCAAGATGTTCACTCAGTTTCATTTCTTAAATATCTTTTCTGCTGTTGTTAGACCTAAATAACCCGCACCCATGAAAGCCACACAAGTAACAATGGTATCTCCACCTCTATGAATAAGTTCAGCACAAAGACAAGCTGTGCAGATAAATCCGCACAACCGCTTCATGCTCAACCGATTATTTTCTTCTGTGAAAAATTCTCTCACTTGTCTTTTCCGTTTTTAATACGATATATATTATAGGCTATTGTCGTTAAACCCACTCCAATCGTAATTAAATTACCAATGTCACTTAACATAACATCAGCGAATATCTTAGTTATAAATGTAACTAAGCACAGACCGATACTTTTCTCATCCATTGTCAATTTCTTTAAGTTTTCTGATTGCCCATTCAATACCTGCATCACCACCCCATGCATCCCACATCAAACCACCGCAACCTTCTGAATAAGGAACGTCTTTATTTTGCTGATGTCTTTTGAATGAAGCCATACGTGCAATAGTATCTCTTGTTAAATTTTCTTTATTTGCTAATTGATTAGCTCTTGCTTTTCCTGTTGCCTCACCGCAAGTTCCCCATCCATTTTCATCAACCCATTTTAAGGCTCTTTTTGCGTTGTTTACAGCTGCTTCAGGATAATCATTGTATGTTTCCGCAAACTTCAAAGCCTTAGCCTCTGTATTGCGTTTAATTAGATTTAATTCGTTCTGATTGTTATCATGGTGAGAGCCGATGCCTAAATGTTTAATTGCACCCCATTTCATTGCTCCATTAGTGAAAATTACCCTTGATTCTGGAATACCTAATTCTTTTGCTGTATCAATAACTTCTTGGCTTCTGTGTCTGCGAGTAACTATGTAAACTATCTTTCCCTCGGCAATATCTCTCACTGCCATTTGTTTACCCCTTTCTGTACTTAGGGTATCATCGTAATCGTAACTAACTTTATTTGAATCTGCTGCGTAAGCACCTGATGCCAAAATAGCCTGCCAGACTTCTATTGCTTTTTTCTCTGTGTCATAAATACACCCTCCTGTTCCAATTCTCCACTTTCCGTTGCTGCATTTTATGACTGGCATTAGATTAGTTTATTATAAATGTCAAATCTTTTGTTATTTATCTCATTAAAGTTAAAATGCTTTTGACAATAGTTAAAAAGCTCCAATCCTGACTCAACTCGCATTTGCTCGTCATTAACTAAATCATTTACGTGCTTAAACCAATCTGATTGTTTTTTTACATAATGTACAGGTAAGTTTAAATAAGGATCAACATGGCTAACAATAGCAGGATTCTTTTTTGCAGCAGTTTCAAGGACTTTCAAATTAGATTTCATTGAGTTGAACTTAGATTCAACCAATGGAATTAAACTTATATCCGAGTCTGCATAGGCAGCCATATATCGAGTTGTTTCTGTGTATCGGTAAATTTTATAATCTATTTTAAGACCATAAGTAAACCAATGTGCCATCAAATTCCAAATCTGAGCTTCCCCATCATTGTACCCTGCAATAATTGTTTTAACGGGTAATTGAGAAATACGTTTCATTGGTTGCTCAAGTATTTTCATATCAGGCACGTGCGTTCCACTACCTGACCAAAACAACCTGACTTTATCTGATTCTACTTTATTATCTAAAAATTGTTCTTGTCCGTATGGCAAACAATTAGGAAGTATTTCTACATTCTTGTTATACTTGTAAATTTCATCTGCGAGTCTTTCATGTGTGCAAGTATTCAAATCAGCTTCTCTTATATATTCAATAATTTTATCAGTTATTCCAAGTTCATTATATCTGTTGTACAAAATATGGCTTGGATCAAGCTGCCAATAATCATCATTGTCTACTACTAATTTAAACCCATGTTTTTTTCTCCAATTAAGAATATCTTTAATATCCAATCCGACTAAAAACCTATTCATCAAAAAAATGTCATAGTTGTTATCTACTGCCTCATCAGAAAGCATATCCGTTAACATGGCATAATCTTTCCTCATGTGAGCAACAGGCATAATTATTCTATGATAACCTACACCTGACTGTGGTGAAGTAACTGCAAGTATTCTCATTTTTTTGGTCTTCCTCTTTTTTTAATAGTAACGGAATGCGTTAGTGTTTGCACTTCTTCTTGTGGTAAACTAAAATAATATTTATATAATCTGTAAATCATATCCATTACACAACTGCTGCACCACTTTGTTAATACGAATTGTTTATCAAGATATTCCCTATATATATGCTCGTACATATTTAGTATTTGTATATCTAAATTTCTAACATAACCATTCTCTACTGAATGCCAGTTTCCAATGTGTTCTTCTAAATAATCTTTGTGTTCTTGTTTCATAATATCATATTTTGAAATTCTTCAAATGTCATTAAAGTAATTATGCTTGATCCACCTATATAAATTTCGGTGTATTCTATTTCATTATTCCAAACAGGATGTGCTCCATGAAAGTTCAAAAGCAAAAAAGGGACGACATCCAACTCTCTCCAATCATAATCCAAATCAAGTTCTTTAAACTCTTTTGTTGTTGCGTTATGATATAATATGTTTATTAAGTACCCCATCATTTTCTGATTCTTTTCTTTAACTCTTTTTTAGTTTGGTTCAAAGTTCTGATTACAGACATATATGGAATACCTGTTTTTCTGCTAAGCTCCTTTGCGTTCTTATTAAAATCGAAAGTATATAACTTGAATATTTCTTTTTGATACCAATAAAGGTCTTCTAAATGCTCGTAAACTTCTATTTGATCATCAACTTCGTCAGCCTTTTCTACAGGATTAAATTCCTCAAAG